TTTTAATCTCCACGACCTAGTGGAATCTTAAATAAGGAGAAGTTAAATGCAAAACAAACAAGAAGTCAGACTAAAGAGAGCGCATATTGCTCTCATGAAACACCCCGAAACTGCGTTGTATTCGGGTGTGATGTTAATGGGTAAGTCAGAGGTAAGTGAAGAGATGTTCACAGCCTATACGGATGGTGTCAACAAGAAATACTCTAAGCCATTCTTAGAGACTATCGACTGTGAACCAAAGTTGCGTGGCTTAGTCTTGCATGAGAATCTTCATGTGGCATTGAAACAAATCCCTCGTGGTAAGGATATGTTCAAAGAAGATAGGCAGATTGCAAACATGGCGGCGGACTTTGTCGTCAATGACATCATCTTCTGTATCAAAGGGACTATCAGCGGTGGTAGTGAGGCGATCGTTCAGTTGCCCGATGGTGCGTTGCATGATGAGTTCTTCCGTAATTGGAATATGCGTGAGGTCTATAACTATATCCGTAAGGAGAATCCTGAGCGAGGTAAAGGTAAGGGTAGCTCATCAGGCTCACCTAGTGATGATGGCGAGCAAGGCGATGGTGGCGAAGATGATTCACCAAATAAGTCTCCATCACAGGGTGGAAAGCAAGATAACAAAATCAAAGCTAATGGCAAAGAGTATGACATGGGCGGTGATGGTTTCGATGAGCATGACTGGGAATCGTTTAAGGACATGACTCCCGAAGAAATCAAAGAAATGTCAGAAGGTATTGACAAGGCTTTGCGTGAGGGCGGTATGCTTGCTGGTCGTATGGGTGCGAAGATGCCTCGTGCTATCGGCGAGTTGCTTGAACCGAAGATTGACTGGCGAGATGCTCTACGAGACTTTGTGTCATCAGCTATGAAAGGCAAAGATGAGTTCACGTGGCGACGCATGAACAAGCGTCAGATGGCGAATGATATTTATATGCCAAGCATGGAGAACGAAACTATCGGCGAGGTAATCGTGGCGATTGATACGTCAGGCTCTATCGGTAGCGCAGAACTAACCGAGTTTGCTACGGAACTGGCATCTATTTGCGACCTTGTCCAACCCGAAGCGGTGCGTGTTTTGTGGTGGGATACGATGGTGCATGGCGAACAAGTCTTCAAGCCCGAATCGTTCAATAACATTGCATCATTACTAAAACCATTAGGCGGTGGTGGTACTCATGTGGGGTCTGTTGCCAAGTATATCAATGAGAAGAAACTTACGGCAGAGTGTGTGATCGTGTTTACCGACGGGTATGTGGAGAATGATGTGGAGTGGAATATCGTTCCACCTACCCTGTGGATGATTACTCAGCATCGTGGCTTTGAACCACCATGCGGTAAGAAAGTTATCTTTAATAGGGAGTAATCATGCCGAAATATGACGAAGCAGACGACGAATGGTATCACACCGATAGAAGTAGCACTTACTTCAACCAAGACTTAACGAAAGCAACGATTCAATCTCATGGAGATCGGGCGCATTTGTATGCGCTAGAAAGATACTTAGAGTTTGAAAAGCATGGTGACGAACTAGGTATGAGTATGTGGAAAGAAGTTTTATTTAAATTAGACAAGGAGAAGGACAATGAAAGCACTTGAGTGGTCAAGATTAATGAACATTTCTGTAACACAGAAACCGTATCGTGGAACAACCAACCGATTCCCGATTGGGGACAGGCGACACAACACCAAAGATTTTCTTATTGAGGAACGTGATGGTGAGAAAGTATGCGTTATCCGTTATGGGTATCAATACCAATCGCACGAACATACCAAAGAAGAGTTCGATGCAAGCCCTAGCACCATATGGCAACAAGGCGACCAATACATCAGCTATACAACAATCCCTAGAGAGTTGGGCATCGTGCGTTCTGACAACACCTTTGAATTTACTAATAATAGTTATGGTCAAGGCGATAACATCATTATGAGTGGGTGGGCGAGAGGGTGGTTTCTTAGGAGTTCACGTCATGGTGGAATGATATATAGAGGCAACGATGTCTTCCATCCAATCTTCAAGGGTATGCGAGTTGACTGCGAAACTATGCTACCGCATGAGAGTAGTGTGTATAAGGTGGTGGGCAAGCGTGTTAGTCGCAAAGATGCCAAAGAGTTTCTTAGTAAATACTCTGACTTCTATCAGGTCAACGAGGTCATGCTCAAAGCGATGGAGTGGAAAGGCTATGCGGAAACTGCGCTTGATGTAATGAAGTCATTGAACATAACAACAGACAGTTGGGGACTAGACTATAAGGAGAAAGAAAAGCTAGTCAAGTTTGCAGATGAGAACTTAAATACTGCGCCGTTAGATGCTGGAGTTGCGTTTGCCCTAGCCTATGACGTGCAGAATTTATATTCTAGAGTTCGTGGTGGTAGTGGGTATTACACCAACCGAGAGGTAGAGTTGGATGTAATCTTTGCCAATATGAAACGTAAGATAAACAAAGAGTTGTATAAGCGTAATCCATCGGTAATGAAACTCACAGAGTATGAACCTAACAAGGCTTATCCACCGAGTGAGTGGGGCGTGGATGTGTTCGTCAATGGTGTAGAAGTAGAACAACTATAAGGAGAAGGGCAATGAAACTAATATACGAAGGGTTTGAGACCCAACAGCTCAGTGATTCAATCGACGAGTCACCGACTAAGAAACTCATACAAGAATTAAACTTTAAGTATGGACTGAAGGTGGTTCATAAACTTGACGCTGACCCAAGAATGTATAACCCTTTAGATAAATTCTTGATGGTTGATACGAATGGTCTTGCGGTTGCAAACATATGGACACAGAAGGAAGATAACTATGATATTTATTGCTATCGTTCGCCTTTCTATCGCAAAGACAGAGGCTCGGACTCCGCTGACCGAGAGACAATTCATAGCAAAAAACTATCAACGCTGATGGCTACGTTAAAACGCAATAATGTAGTTCCACCCTCTGATGGAATGATAAATAAATTTCCAGCAGAATCTTTCTGTCAGGGCATGAACTTTATGGAATCTCATCATGGTTCTGACTATAAGAGTAGCAACTTTTCAGCCGAGCAAATTCATCTAATGCTCAAGGCAATTTTACTAAGGGAAAGTCCTAGTGAATTAGATTTAAATAAATGTAAAGAAGTTCTTGACAAATGGGATAAGCAAGATAGAATCAAGGTAGAAAAGCGAAAAGACGTTGAGCGTTTTTTCTTTAATGAGTTCTATGCAGTCGGTGCAGATAAGTTAAAACATTTAGTGATAGGTTCAGTAAAAGCGATGCCAAGACAAGGTCATGACAATTATAAGTTCGAAGTAATTAAACCGTTCAAGCGAGTGACGGAAGTACCTGATGAACTCAAGGCAATTCTAACCATGAACAAAGTTTACTACGAAGGCAAAGGACTTGATATGTTCTATTCAAATATCATTCCAGCTACTAGTTCATACAACTCTGACCTCGACGTAATAAATGTTGCGACTCGCCAAGTAGATTACTTTAACCTTCAATGGACTCTTGTGCCATGCTCAGGGATTTAAGTCCTGTAATTCATCAATATAACTATGCACTCTATCGTGTCCCTCTGCGTAAGGAAGGAAACTCTTACACCATATTCGTTGCTGATGGATTTAGTCGGGTATTTGACGAGCACACGTTGCCTGACAATATCAAATCTAAGATGGCTATGGTGCTGGCAAGAGGAAACCCCATACTGCATGACCACGAGGTAACGCATTTGAACTTGATGACTACTCCACTACGGAACGATGACTTCATTGAGATTGGATGGAGAGTAAGTGATATGTGGTTTGTGGTAGTTTTATCGTATGACTCTTTAATGAAATTGAAAGGCAACTAATGGAGAAGGGCTTATTCCGCAAGGATGAAGGGCAGATCGTAGAAGATACTAATAACCAAGAGCAAGCTAGGCAAAAGCTAGTAAACCTATTGGGTATTAGTGTTAATACTATGGACAACTTTTCCGCTTGGGACTGGGAGTTTAAAAGAAATAATACTTTGCTAGGTATCGGTGAGTATCGCCGTAGGTTTAATAACTTTGATAAGTATGCCGACTTCCAGTTCAGTAAGAATAAGTTTGACGTCATGAAAGGTAAGGGCGCATTTCAGCGCATACCAGCTTTTATGTTTGTAGAGTTTGACAATGGGTTTTATTATTTTCGCATTGAGGGAATACCCACTACTCAAACTATGCAACGTGGTGGTGAGGTGCGAACCGAAGAGGTAGCGGTTATCCCTAGAGAATGTTTTAAATCAATAGAAGAATTGAAAACTGAGTTTGATTGGTGAAAGGAAAATACAATGACACCCGAAGGAAAAGTTAAAGAAGTAGTAAAGAAGTATCTTAAACAGAAAGAAATTTATTACATTATGCCATCGACAGGTGGATACGGAAGTAGTGGCGCACCCGACATTGTGGTGTGTCACAAAGGAAAGTTCTATGGGTTAGAGATTAAGTCGGGGGCGAACAAGCCTACCGCTTTGCAGTTAGATAATCTAGAACGCATTGAAGATAATGGCGGTCATGCGGTCGTCATCAATGAGTCTAATGTTAATTCTTATATGGAGTTATTTTTCTCATGATTGATTTATTTATTTCATTCATGGTCGGTCTTTGCACAGGTATTGCTACTGGGCTTAAAGATAAAGACTGGAAAGAACAACAGAAAATGTACGATGCTAGATTGCAAGATCAAGCTAATACGATTGAATACTATAAAAGGCTTACTAAAAAGTTAGTGGAAGATAACGCTGAACTAAGAAAGGCACAAGAATGAACAATGAACCAGTAGGAGTTGTAACCGAGTTTGAAGGAATACTTGTCGGCACGTTGTTTGAACAGTTGCCCGATGGTACAAAACTATACACCCATCCAGCAAAGACACTAACAGATGAGGAAATAGATATGTTGCGCAAACATGCAAAAGAGATTGAATATTGGAAGTCCGCCTTTGAACGGGCTATGAGTTTATATGACCAAGTTAAACACTTAGAGGCGCAAGTCTATGGGGGTACTACAAAATGAGTCATAACTATCGTGATGGGGGCAAAGGCGACAAGCCAAGACCAATATATAACCGAGAGCAATTCGATAAAACTTTTGAGGCAATCTTTGGTAAGAAGAAGCAAGCCAAGATAGAAGAAGTTGATGATGGTGTTTATGTTGTTGAGATAACTGACAAGGAGAAAGCATGAGAGCCGAACAAGAATACATAGAATGGTGCGCTGGTTACTTACCTAACGCATCCGAAGAAAAAGCCTATATAACTGGCTTCAATCGAGCGATTGAGTTAATGGAGTTATTTTTAAAGGAGAAGAATGATGAAACTAACGACAGTATTTCGTAAGTATCAAGTGGTAGAAGAGCCTAAAAAAGAAAAGAAACCGCCACTTTCAATAGGGTTAAATTCCAAATTTGTTTACTCTAAAGGTTCTGACGTAATGAAAACTTTTAGGCGACATGGTTTTGTTCCGCCTAGTGAGTATCGAGAGGACTACTTGTTTAAGAAGAATCGTGAGATGACTAATGAATGAGAATGATTTAAGAGATTGTTTTGCGATGTTTATAGTAAACGGGTTAATAAGTAGGGCTAGTGCATTTGATATGAGAGAAGTATGGGAAATGGCAGATGCAATGCTAGAGGCTCGCAAGCCCAAAGAAGAGTCAGGTATTGTTGCAGTTAAACGTAGTTCAACCAAAAGGAGAAGTAATGAAACTAAATAGCGTTCCACGTCGTCGTGGAAGACCACCTAAGAATCAAACCAACCTTACAGAAGTTCGTGATGGACAAGTCAGATTTGTAAAAGAAATGTTTCTAGCAGATAACGTCAATAGCCCAAACCACTACACCACAGGCGGTATTGAAACGATTGATTTTATTGAGGCAAAGAAGCTAGGGTATAACCTAGGTAATGTCGTCAAGTATGTTTCTAGAGCAGACTACAAGGGAAGACTTATAGAAGACTTGCGCAAAGCGGAGTGGTATCTTAAACGTGAAATTGCTAACATGGAGAAGTCAAAATGAAGACAGAAAAAGTAGTTAACATATTTGTTAAGTTGTGCGTCGGCGGTTTAATTGTTATTGCTGGTATGGCTATTGCTCACCGAGCATTTGCAAATGACAATAAAGTAATCGTATGTGAGGCTGATCGCAACGGAAGAATGTGTTGTTGGGATACGGCGCAATACGGTCCGTACCGACCATTTATTTGTAACTAAGAAGTTTC